TCAGCGCGCTTGCGGCGGACGGGGTTTAGGCCCGGGCCTTTGGGTCGCGGCACGCTTGGCTCCCTCGATCGCGGCGGCTTCGGCGGCGGCCTGCTGCGCGGCCTCGGCCGCAGACTCCGGCAGCGCCTCCCGCCGGCCCGATACTATGTCGGCACGATCGTCCAGGGCGAGGCGATCCCAGGTGTCCAGGCCACCCTTGGCGCCACGGCGGACCGGCGGCGGCCACCAGCCTTGCGCGACCTCCCAGGTGAAAACGTCCGGCGAGACACCGACATATTCAGCCGCCTGGTCGCGCCGCAGGAACCGTGGCGCCAGGCTAAGCGGTAGGCTGGATGGCCGGCGGGTGCGGGACGCGAGGCTGCCGTCTGGCATTGTCAGCCCGCCTCGCAGGCCAGCGGGGCATTGGCGAGCTCGATCAGCACATCGGCGTGGCAGGGCTGCCCGGGGCGGCACCAACAGGCCAGCGTGCGGCCACGTAGCTCCGGCAGGTGGCGCTGGACGTGCCGCAGGGTCGCTTCCTGCCGCGCCGGCGTGGCGTGGGTGGTCAGGCAGACCAGGCCTCCCAACAGTCGGCGGTACAGCGCCACGCAATCGGCCGCGGTGCCATCCTCGCTGACCACGAAGGGGTTGCCCCAGGGCGTGCTGCGGTCCACGCAGATCGCGCCCTCGGGCAGAGTCCAGCCGGACGTGCGACGGCGCTGGATGCGCTGCGGCAGGTCAGCCATGGCCACCTCCCACCAGCAGCGCCAGCAGCGCGGTGGCCGCGCCGTAGGCGGCGAAGCCCAGCAGCGCGAGGCTGGCCAGCACCAGGCCAGCCAGCTGCGCCAGGCCGCCGGCCGTCATGGGCTGCTGCGGGTCCGGCTCCTCCGGCCGCAACGTGAAGCCCAGCACGCGCAGGGCGTGGTGCATCCGGCCGGCGCGCTCGGCGTCGGCCTCGCCGGCCGCTTCGGTGTTCTCGCCGTCGCCGGTATGGCGCAGGGCGACCGCCAGGGCGTGTTCGGCGCGGATCTCGGGCGGCAGCCAGGTCAGGGCGGTGCGCTCTGCGTCCAGCGCCGCGCGGGGCGGGGCATGCGACATCATGCGCGCGTCCTCCGGGTGACCCGGTCGACCTCGGCGGCCAGCGTGTCGGGCGCGGTGATGAGCCCGCCCCCGTTGATGATGACCACCCGGGGTAGCGCGCGCAGGAAGGCGGCGATGGCGCGCGGGATCATCAGGCTTGCGCACTCCTCGGCTTCCGCGATGCCGCCGGCGCGATGGGCCGCCCGCAGGGCATCGGTGATGGGGTCACTCATGCCGCGACGCCCTTCTCCTGGGCCGCGATCGCGGCCAGGTGGCGATGCACGTCGTCCAGGCCGATGCCCAGCTCCTCCTTGATCGCCCGGGCGCCCATGCCGGCCGCGCGGCACTCCCGCACCTCCTCCCGGATCCTGGCTTCCTGGCCGGCCACGGTGATGACCGCGCCGCTGCTGGGGGACAGCGTCGGCGCCTTGGCCGCCGAGGCCGGCGCCGCTTGCGCAGGCGCTGGGGGCGGCGCGGGTTGGCCTTCGTCGGTCTCCGTCCGCTGCGTCGGCAGGCCCAGGCGCTGCGCCAGGCTGTACAGGCTTGTGCTGGCGGCGAAGCGCTGCCCCGGCAGGCCATTGATGGCCCGCAGCACGTCCGACGCGGATCTGGTCCTATCCGGCCAGAGGCGGCGGAAGAGCGCCTCCTGCTCGGACGTCAGCATGCCGCGGCCGCCGGGTGCTGGCGCCGGCGCCGGCGCCGCGGCGACCGGGGCGGGCGGCGGCGCGGCAACTGGTGCAAGGGGGCGTGCACCAGTCGCGGGCGAGGCAGGGCGCGCCCAGTCCGGCAGGGTGATGATCAGGACGCCGGGCGCCTCGATCTCATGCGTCACTTGCTCGGCCAGCCGGCTCGGCATGTCGGCCAGCCAGGGCAGCGGGGCGGTGAAGGCCAGCCCCTTGGCCGAGCTGCCGTGCAGCGCGCGGCCGGCCTGCGCCCGCTCCGCCCGGATGCGGCCGGTGGCCCGGTCGACGGCCAGTTCCACCCGCTCCCGCTCCTTCCAGCCGAGTGCTGCGGCGAGCTGGCGGTTGATGTTCGCGGTCAGGTGCTTCCCGCCGCTCTTCGACTGCTGCCGATAGGCGACGGTCACCCGCGGCGCGCCGGTGCTGGCCATGGCCGAGGCGCGGAATTCCAGCTTTTCCCAGGCCATCGCGTCAGCCCTCCGCCGTGAAGGGCAGGCGCGGGGCGCAGGCGAAGGCGGGCGCTTTCTGCCGCAGCCGGTCCGCGAAGCGGCCGAAGGCGTCGCTCTCGGCCTCAGCCATCACCGTGGCGAGGGCATCGGCCGCGACCTGCGCCTGGTCGGCCAGCAGCAGCAGCCAGTCCGACCCGAAGGGAAGCGCCTGGGCATTGCCGATGGCGCGGGTGGCGGCGGCGTCCAGCCGATCGGCCAGGGCCAGCACATCGCGGCTGCATGCGGCGGCGTCGGGCCGCAAGGCGGGGGCGGTCATGCCTGGCCACCCCGCGACGCGTCGCGCGTGGACAGCGCCGCGATCTCCCGCGCCGCGCTGCGCAGCAGGGCGGCGGCGGCGGTCCATTCGCCCGCCGCGCGGTCCACGGCGTGCGAGGCCTGCTGCAGATCCTGCGACCCATGGCCCTGGCTGTGCAGCAGCCGCGCCAGCGCGGCGGCGGTCAGCGCCGGCTGGCCGGGCGCGTCGAAGCCCATGCGGCAGAGGCTACCCCAGATGGCCCGCGCCTCGGCATTGCTGCGGGTGCATTCGAGATGCGCCAGGAGCTCCTGCCGGGTCACCGGCTTCTGCAGCGGGAAGACCTGGGCGCCTTCCCGGGCGAAAGGGTGCGGCCGCGGCTGCGGCGGCGGGCCGGCCAAGCGGGCGCGGCGGGCCTCGGCCAGCGCCTGCGCGGCCTCTGCCACCGCCGGGTAATCCGGCCCGTCCGGCGCGGCCAGGGCGCGGGCCATGCTGTCCAGCGTGTCGGCCAGCTGCACCAGGCTCTCGGCCAAGTGGCCGGCGGCCTGGGCGCGGGCAGCTTCCAGGCGGAAGCCGGGCGCGAGGCCGACCAGGCTGCGGAAGGCCGCCAGCACGGGCGGCGGCGGGGTCAGCGCCACGGCGCCGCCGGGGATGGGTGGGATGCCGATGTCGGGGGTCATGCGCCGCCCAGCTCCCGCTGCGCGGCGGCGGCGATGGCCAGCGCCTTCGCGTCCCGGTCGGCATCGGCCTGGCACTCGACTAGGTCGGCGAAGCGCAGCGCCAGCGCGTCGGCCAGCATGCCGTCCGAGATGTCGCCCCAAAGCGAGCGCATGGCCGCGGCGGCGCCCCGCAGCGCGACGATGGCCTGGCCGAGGACGGTCATCACCAGGCGGTTGCGGGCGTCTTCGTCGTCGTCAGCGCTGGAGATCTCGGCGGCGGCCGGCGCGCTGAAGCCGAGGGCGCGTGGCAGGATGAAGTCCGGCAGGTCGGCGTTGGCGCCGACCGCGGGCAATGCCGCGCCTTCGGTGGCGAAGATGCCCCCGGGCTGCGGCGTGGTGGAAAGGCTGGGCATGTCGCTCCCCCGTGGGTTGACGGGGGTGGAATGTGCAGTGACTGGACATATTGGGCAAGCGCAATTTGCGCAGTCAATGCACAATGGCTAGTTGCGCGGTTTCATCCGCTCCGCAAAGCCTGCGATGACCGAAAGGCCTTCCTCATCCATGTCGCGGATTGCCCGTAGGATTCTATCCATAGCGCGCGCTTTTTCGGCGTCATTTGGGTGCGCAGACAGCTCGGCAATCGAGATGCCATACGCCTTTGCTATGGCCTCGAAGGTAGCATCGTCCACCCCAGTCGTCCCGGCCTCGTAGCGCAGAACCGTAGAATGGACCGTTCCGATTTCGTTCGCAAGCCATTCGGCAGTTTTTCCTAGGCGCTTGCGCCATGCCCGCAGGAACGGGCGTGTCGGATGCTTGCGGATCATGCGACGATCGTTGCACAGCGCGCCCGGGGCGACCTTCGCAGTCACTGCACAAAACGCCTTGCGGAATGTGTCCAGTCACTGCACATTCGGGCCATGACCCTCGCCGAGTATCTCGCGCAGCCGAAGGTGACGTCCGTGGCGGTGGCCCGGCGGCTTGGTGTTGCCCATTCCACCGTCCTGCGGTGGGCCGAGCGGCGAGTGCCGGCAGACCGCGTGCGCCCGCTAGCGGCCATCACCGGTCTGCATCCGCACGAGCTTCGGCCCGACCTGTACGACCCCCCAGCCGAGGCCGCCGCCTGATGGCATGCAGCATCACGGTTCTACTGCAGCCCTTGTCCGCTGGCGGCTTTGAAGGCTGCGAAGGCGCTTCGGCCGCGGCTGTCCATCACCAGACCGCGTGCAGCGCAGAATGCGCGCAGGTCGTCGAGTTGCACATGCACGCGGATGCAGGTTTCGAGGCTGATTCCTTGCTGCTTCAACTGGCGCTCGAAGCGTTGCCGCCACTGGTCCCAGGTCGCCGGCAGACGGTCGGCATCGACCTGTGCGGCACGGAAGGTGGCGAAGTCCTCTTCGGGCAGCCAGGCAATGGCTGCGCGGATCGCGGGCGACATTCGGAATCCTCCATGGTTTGTCGGGGGACATCCATGGTGCTGGGGCCGGTGCGTAATCGCAACGGTCATGTGCCGGCCCCTGAGGCCGCCGCCTGATGCACCGGACCATACGACCGTCGTGGGAGGCGCGCCGGGTAGAGCTGCGCAAGCGCGCGGCGCTGCCGGATTGGTACCGGCAGGCGCTGCTGCCACGCGCCCCCGATCCGGTGCGGCAGGTGGCACGCGAGCTGCGGGCGCAGTGCCTTTCGATTACGTCGCGGGTGGCACGGGAGTCTGCTTCTTGATCGCCTCCTTCAGTTCGGCGACGTTCGCGCCCAGCACGGCCACCGTCGCATTCAGCGCCGCCAGGGACGCCCGTGTCTCTTGCAGAGCGCGCATCAGCTTCTCGGCCGGGTCCATTGCATCTCCCATCTGTAGTGTAACGCTGGCCATGGTCGTCCAGTCCTGGGCGGAGCTTCAACGGTCCCGGCCCAGGCTTTTTCTTGCCCATATTCTCAACCCTGACGTGCTGAACGGCGGAGCCGATGCCGCCTGACGCGCCGGCCGTCATCTCAGGGCCCCAAAAGCAGCGCCATCGCGACCAGCGCCAGCGCCAGCGCGGCCATCATCAGCAAAAGGCCCGCGGCGGACTGGCATCCACCGCGGGCCTCGCTCTCCTCCTCTTCCTGCTGCTGCCGGGGTCCATCCATGCCCCGCAGTATGGAGGTAATCGTGGTTGAGATGTCGCAAATCCCTTGTCAGGCCTCGCACGATTCGTGCGAGGCGGAGCTGGCGCAGATGCGCGAATGGGTCCGGCAAGCCGCCGAGCCCTGCCCAGCCGGCGACACGGTGAAGGCCGCAATCGGCCGCGCCGCCCGCCGCCTGGGCCTCGATTACGCCAGGGCCTTCGGGTTTTGGCATGGCCGCGCCCGGTCCGTGTCCGCGCGCGAGTGGAACCAGGTCATTTCAGCCCGTCGTCATGTGCTCGCCGCAGAGCTGGCCCGATTGGAGGCCCGCAGCGAGCAGATTGCCAGGGAGTTGGGGGATGGATCGTCCGACGGCGCAAGAGGCGCGGGCGCGCGAAGCGGAATTGCTGGCGCAGGCGAAGCTGCTGGAAGCCCGCGCCGGCGCGCGGCTTGAAGATATGGCCGCGGCCACCGAAGCCGGGCGCCGCGCCGAAGCGGAGATCGCGGCCGCCCAGCGGGAGGCCGCGCGGCTGCGCGCCGAGGCGGAGCAGGCTCGGCGCGCCGGGATTCGCCTGCTGAATGGCGGGGAGGGTCGGGCATGAGGCGCGCCTGGTCTGAGCTGCTGCCGCAACTGCAGGCGCTGGCGGCAGAGAAGAAGAGCGCGGCGGAGATCGCCCGGACCATCGGGCAGGGCCTGACGAAGAACGCGGTGGCCGGCGCCTGCTACCGCTACGGCGTGCCGCTGCTCTGCGACCCGGTACGGGCGCGGCAGCTCTACGCCGCGCGCTGGGGCACCCAGCCGAAGGCGGCGCCGGCGCCGAAGCCGCTCAAGCCGACACGATCTGCGGCTGCCTCGGCTGTGACGGCGGCGGCGCCGAAGCGGCCGGTCGGCCCGCATGTCGCCCTGCCGCCCGCGCTGCCGCGCACCGCGCCGACCGTGGGCGTCATGAAGGGCGGCTGCCGCTGGCCGCTGTGGGGCAACTGGAAGGACGCGAAGAAGGACGGCCCGGTGCCGATGCCGCCGCCCTTCTGCGACGCGCCGCGGGTAGAAGGCCGCCCCTACTGCGCGGCCTGTTGCGACCTGGCGTATCCGTTCTGGCGGGCCCGCGCGGCATGAGCGGCGCGCCGGATCCCGCCGTGTTGCGCGCGGTCGGCAAGGCCCTGGCACCGCTGATGCGCCAGCACCCGCCGATGGAGGTGGTGCGCGCCCTCGCCTGGACCCTTGGCGGCTGCATGACCGTCCCCGTGCGCGGCGGTGTCATCGGCGCCGATGCGGTGACGGAATGCGTCGCCGAGATGATCGAAGGCGGCATGTGCGCCGAGGTGGTGACGCATCTGGCCGGCCAGGCGCCGGCGGGGCACGCCTGATGGACTCGCTCTTCTCCCAGACACGTCGCGCGGCCCCTGCCCCCGCGCGGCGTGGGGTGTCGCCCGGCCCGCGCAACGCGGGCGGCACCTCAGGCGGCCGGCCTTCCTCCTCGGGGCCGGCCGCCTCCCTCTTCGCCCCGCAAGGGGCACAGCAGCTCGGGCGCGCAGGTGCCCGGGACGGTGCGCCGGCCGTTTCTCCGGCGTCCTTGGACGTTTCCTCCCTAGACTGCGCCGCCGGGGTCAGTTCGCCGGCCTCGGCGGCGGCTTTTTCCGGGGCAGAGACGTACATGCCCTGGCCGCTGCCGCCGCTGCTGCGCGTGGCGATCGCCGGCTGGGCCGCGGCGGCTGCCGCCGGTGACCATGTCGTCTACCTGCGCGGCGACGCCGCCACGCTGCAGCGCCTGGCGGTGTGGAACGCCCTGCTGCCGCTGGAAGCCCTGATGCTGGCCAATGCGGCCGAAGCGCAGGCCTTGGCCGATACCGGCACGCTGCGCCTGCTGCGCCGCCGGGTTTGGGGCGCGACCGAATACGTCGCGGTCCGGGTCTAGGGCGATGGACGGCTACCGCCCCGGCCAGGCGCCAGTCAGCATCGCCATGCGTGCCATGCCGGCGAACCTGCAGGCGGAGCAATCGCTGCTCGGCGGCCTGATGGTGAACAACAAGGCTCTGGACGGGGTCGCGGAGTTCCTGGCGGCGGACCACTTCGCCGATCCCGTGCACGCCGCGATCTATGCCGCGATCCAACGGCGAGTGGAGGCCGGGCAGACCGCCGACGTCATCACCCTGCGGCCGGAGTTCGAGGCAGCGGGCACCCTCTCCCCGGCCGGCGGCGTCGCCTATCTGGCCGAGCTGCTGGTGCACAATGTCAGCGTCCGCAACGTGCCGGCCTATGCCCGGCTGGTGCATGATGCCTGGCTGCGGCGGCAGCTGGCGCGGGCCTGCGATTCCGCCATCTCCCAGGCTCTGGGCGAGGGCGGCGAGATTACCGCGCCGGAGGTGCTGGACGGCCTCGAGGAATCGTTGACCGCGCTGGCGGACAAGCGGCAGGGGCGGGAGGCGTCGGCGGGCGGCGACGTCGCCACCCAGGTGATCGAGGAGATGTTCGGCGCCATCGCTCGCCGCGGCGGCCTGGCCGGTATCACCACCGGCTATCGCGGCCTGGACCGCATGACGGGCGGGCTGCGCGGCGGCCAGATGGTGATCCTCGGCGCGCGGCCGGCCATGGGCAAGACGGCGCTGCTGGCCGGCATCGCGGCGCGAGCCGCGGCGGCCGGCGCCCGGGTCTATTTCTGGGGCGGCGAGATGCTCGCCTCCGCCGTCATGGCGCGGCTGGTGGCGGCCGCCGCAGACCTGCCGCTGGAAGCGGTGACGCGCGGCGCCATGCCGGAAGGCGAGAGCCTGCGGCCGCTGCGGACGGAAGACGAGGAAACCTACCGGCTGCGGCAGCAGGCGCTCCGCGTCGGCGCCCTGCCGATCGCCTGGGATGACCAGCCGGCCCTGCCGGTGGCGGTGTTGCGGCAGCGCCTGCGGCGGCACAAGCGCCGGCACGGGCTGGACCTGGTCTGCGTCGACTATCTCGGCCTGCTGCGCGGCGGCGCCGATGCCCAGCGCCAGAGCCGCTATGCCGAGATGTCGGAGATCAGCCGCGGCCTGAAGGCCATCGCCATGGAATTGCAGGTGCCGGTGGTTGCGGCTGCGCAGCTGAACCGCGCGAATGAGGGGCGGGAGAACAAGCGGCCGCAGCTCAGCGACCTGCGCGATTCCGGCGACATTGAGCAGGACGCCGACATGGTCTGGTTCCTGCACCGGGAACACTACTATCTTCAGAACGGCCGCCCCCGCCGCGCCTCCCACAAGTCGGAGGAGCAATACTTCGCCGCCCTCGGCGAATGGCAGCGGCAACTGGAAGCCGAAGAGGGCAAGGGTGAGCTGATCATCGCCAAGCAGCGCCAGGGCCGCGTCGGGCCGGTGCGGCTGCGCTGGCTGGCGGAACAGACCTTCTACCTGGACGAAAGCGATGCCGACGGCGCCCTGCCGGCGGCGGGAGGGGCGGGTTGAGCGATTCGAAGACGACCATGGCGCCGTTACGCGAGATGGAGTGGCCCGACCTGCGATCCCGGCTCCTGCCGATTCGCGTGCTGCGTCTGGCGGCGTGGGAATGGCCAAACGCGGGCGGCCCCGATGCCTACTTCGGCCATTGGTGCTGGGTGGCCGTCGGGCGATGGGTGATCTGCTTCGGCCATGGCAGGTATGTCTTTGGGAGCGGCTTCTATGGCTGATCCGCAAACCACGGACGGGCTGCGGCCCGTCGAGGTTTACGCATTGCTGCGTAAACGCATCCGGGAGGCCGGCGGGCCCAGCGCCTTCGCGCGGCAGGCCGGCGTGTCGCCGCAGCTCGTCTCGGATGCCGATTGCGGCCGTCGCTTCCCTGGCCCGTCGCTGCTCGCCGCGCTCGGCCTGCGGCGGGTGGAGGTTGTGCGCTACGTGCCGCTCGGCGGGCAGGCGGGCGCCGGCAATGGCTGACCGTCGCCCCTGGCCCGTGCCGGCCATGCCGGCGCGGCCGCGCCTGGACAACGCGCTGGTGCGCGCCAAGGCCTTCAAGGCCTCCGACCGCGAGATGCAGGCATTCCTTCGCGGCCTCCAGGTGGCCGAGGCCACCTGCCTGGATGTGGTGGAGGAAATCTACAACCGCGCCGACGCCGCCAGTGGCGGCGATCGGAGCGACCTGAATCGCGCCGCCGCCGGCGCCAAGGCCTGCGCCAGCCATATCGAGGCGGTGTTCGATGCCGTCGCGGAGGCCTCCGGCCAAGCGCCGACCCGGCGGGGCATCAAGGCCCTGCTGTCGCGGCTGCTGCCATCCCAGCCCGCCGCCTCCTCTACCGCCGCCGGAGATCCCGCATGAGCCGCCGCTGCACCTGCGCCCGCCTGCTCGCCGCGCTCGGCGCCGATCCGCGGCTGCGCACCCTGCCGCTGGCCGCGCGAGCGCTCTGGCTGCTGATCGCCGAGGCCGCGCTGGCGACCGGCGGGGTTCTGCCATTCTCGGGTTCCGCCCGGGTTTCGCTGCTGGTTGCCGCGCCGGAAACCGAGATCGAAACCCAGCTGGAAACCCTGATCGCAGAAGGGCTGCTGGTGCGGGAGGGCGATGGCCTGGCCGTGCCGCTGCTGGCGGATGTGGCGCCGGCGGTCGCCAGCAGCAGGGCGAATGGGGCGCGCGGCGGGCGGCCGCGGCGGGGCGAGACGCCCGAGCAGGCCCGGCTGCGGCGTTCGCAGGGCAGCATGGTGCTGCCGCTGCCGGGCGGCGCCGGAAACCCGGCGAAACCCGGCGCGGAAACTCCTGATCATGATGATGATGGACAATCATCATCCTCTTCCTCTCCGTCCCCTACCGCGCGCGTGGAACCCGCCCTGGCATTGGCGAGGGAGGTGGCGGAGATGGCCGGCATGGATCCCGCCCGCTCCGCCTGGTCGGCGCGGGAGGTCCAGGGCTGGCTGCAGGCCGGCGCGACGCCGGGGCTGGTACGCGCCACGGTCGCCGACGTCATGACCCGGGCGAGGGGCGTGCCCAGCACGCTTCGATACTTCACCCAGGAGGTGGAGCGGGCGGTGCGGGAAGGGCAGCGATTCGCGCCGGCAGCCGCCGCCGACACGCCGCAGGCCCGCTGGGCTGCGGCCTTCGCGGAACACTGCGACCGCGGCGGTGATCCGCTGCGCTTCCCGAAGCCCGAAGCCTTCGCCGCCTGACGCCGGGAGCATCGCCGCATGAACGCGCTAGCGAAACGCCTTGACCTGGTCCGAGACATGCGGGTAACGAACGCGTGCGGGCACACCAACTCTGCAAGCGTCGCGGCAGAGTGCGGACCCGCCGCCGGGCCTGAGGGCTCCGCGTCGCCTCAGGTGCCGAAAGCACCTGGAGTGCGCAAGCTATCCGAACCTCGCTGGTACTGCGTCGAGGCCTACCCGAACCAGCAGCGTGAAGTGCGGGCCCGGCTGGTGCAGCTGGGCTTCGAGGTGCTGATGCCGCTGGGCTGTCGTGTCCTCGGTAGCGGCGTGCTGGTGACCCCGCTGTTTGGGCAATACCTGTTCGTCCGGTTCGACGCGGTGAAGGGCGCCTGGCGCCGCATCTGCTACACCCGCGGCGTGCGGCGCATCTTCGGCTCGTCGCCTGAGGCGCCGCATCCCATGGACCCGGCGCACATGCGGCTGATCCAGGGCCTTCCGGTCCGAGGCCTGGACATGATGGCCGTGTGTGCTGGTGGCATGCCGGAGATCGGCCAGCCTTTCCGGATCGTCGCTGGGCCATGGCGTGGATGCGTGGGTATCTGCCTGGATGTCGTGGGTGGTGGCGTGCGCGCCCTCGCGTTCCTTCGGGCCGGGCCGGGCGAGGTGGAACTGCCTGCGAAGTGGTGCCGCCTGGCATGACCCGCCGTCTGTCGGCCATCCCCGCTCGTCTGGGCAGGCTGGCCAGCCGCACCGCTTCGGCCGTCACGGTGGGAACAGGCTTCGCCCGCACCGACCGCAGCAGTTCCACCGCCCGCGGCTATGGGCAGGACTGGCGAAGGGTGCGGGAGCAGGTGCTTGCAGACGAACCGCTCTGCCGCTTCTGCCAGGCCAAGGGCAGGGTCACTGCAGCTACGGACCTGGACCACATCCGCAGCTTCCAGGGCCTGGACGACCCACTGCGGCTGGACCGGAGCAACCTGCGGCCGCTGTGTCAGCCCTGCCACATGGCGCGGACGGCTCGGCAGGCGGCCGGGGCTTACGAGTGACTGGCAGGGGGGTGGTCGAAAGTCTGGGCCGCGAAGGCTTCAGGACCGCACCCAAACCCATCCGCAGGTTTTTTTTCGGCCGGAGCAAGAAATGGAGGGCCAGGAAGGAAAGAAACCCGGCCGCCGTGCCTATGCGCCGTCGGATGCGGATCGGGAGACGGTGCGGCGCATGGCCGGCGCCCGCCATGCCGACATCGCCAAGGTGCTGGGCATCAGCGTCCCAACACTTCGCAAGCGGTTCGCCAGCGACCTCGCCGCCGGGAAGGCGGAAGACCTCTTCACCGCCGAGGCCGCGCCGCCGACCCCGCGGCAGCGGTCGGTAGCAGGCGGCCGAAAGCCGCTGCGCCCGGACTTCGGCCAGCGCCGCCGGGTGATGGACCTGGCCGCCTGCGGCAAGCCACCGAAGGTCATCGCCCGGGTCCTGGGCGTGTCGGAGCCGACGCTGCGCAAGCACTACGCCGAGGAGCTGGCGACCGGCGCCGAGCGGGTCGAGGCCGAGGTCATCTCCGCCCTGATGTCGAAGGCCCGGAGCGGCAATGTCTCCGCCCTGAAAGAAGCCCGGGCCATCATCTCGCAGGCCCGCCTGGATGAGATGCAGGAGGCGCTGACCGCGGGCCACGCCCCGGCGAAGCCGCCGAAGGCAGAGACGCCGGGCAAGAAGCTGCAGGCGGCGCGTGAGGCCGCTGATGTCATCGCCACCGCCGACTGGGCCGCGCATCTGAGGCCGAATTGACCGTCTGGCAGTTCGCCGTTCCCGATTGGTGGGAGAGGTTGCAGGCCGGCCGGTCGCTGCTGCCCGACCTGCCGCTGGACCACGCCCAGGCGGCGGTGGCGGTGGACATCTTCAACCGCATCCGGCTGCCGGATGTGGAGGGCCAACCACCGCTGGCGGAGGCTGCCGGAGAGTGGTTCCGCGACGTGGTGCGGGTGATCTTCGGGTCGCGGGATCCGGAGACCGGCCTGCGGCGGGTCCCCGGGGTCTTCCTCGAGGTGCCGAAGAAGAACAGCAAGACCACCAACTCCGCGGCGCTGATGCTGACGGCGCTGCTGATGAACGTCAGGCCGAACGCGCAATTCGGCCTGTTCGGCCCAACGCAGGAAATCGCCGATCTCGCCTTCTCCGCCGCCGCCAAGATGATTGAGGCGACGCCGGATTACTCGTCGGTCTTCGACGTCAAGGACTACAACAAGACGATCGTGATGAAGGCCGGCAAGGGCAAAGGGTCCTGGCTGAAGATCACCACTTTCGACATGCAGACCGCGACAGGCGGCAAATATGCCGGCTGGCTGCTGGACGAGCTGCACCTGCTGGGCAAGGTCCACTATGCGTCCCGGGTGCTGGGGCAGCTGCGCGGCGCGGCCTCGGCCATCCCGGAGCAGTTCGGGGTGATCATCAGCACCCAGTCGGATGAGCCGCCGGCCGGGGCCTTCAAGGAAGAGCTGACCTATGCCCGCGCGGTGCGGGATGGCCGGGTGCCGCGGCCGAGCGTACTGCCGATGCTGTACGAGTTCCCGCGCCAGGTGCAGGCGGACGAAGCCAAACCCTGGCGCGACCCGGCCACCTGGCCGGCAGTTCTGCCGAACCTCGGCCGGTCGGTGTCCCTGGATGTCCTGCTGCGGGACTACGAGACCGCCCGGGAGAAGGGCGAGGCCGAGGAACGCCGCTGGGCATCGCAGCATCTGAATCTGGAAATCGGCCTGGCGCTGCACGCGGATGCCTGGGCCGGCGCCGAGCACTGGGCCCCGAACGCCGAGCCTGGCCTGACCCTGGATGCGCTGCTGGCGCGCTGCGAGGTGGCGACCATCGGCATCGATGGCGGCGGCCTGGACGACCTATTCGGCCTGGCGGTGGTGGGGCGGGAGACGGGCACGCGCCGCTGGCTGCACTGGGGCCGGGCCTGGGCGCACCCGATCGTGCTGCAGCGTCGGAAGGCGGAGGCGGCGCGGCTGCGGGACTTCGCCCAGGATGGCGACCTGATGCTGGTCGAGCGCATGGGCGACGACCTGGCCGGCGTGGTGGAGGTGGTGCGCGCCGTCCGCGATGCCGGCCTGCTGCCGGAGAAGCACGCGGTGGGGCTGGACCCCGCCGGTATCGGCGCCGTGCTGGACGCGCTGGCCGAGATCGGGATCGAGGGCGAGCAGGTCGCCGGCGTCTCCCAGGGCTGGCGGCTGAATGGTGCCATCAAGACGACCGAGCGCCGGCTTGCGGAAGGCGAGATGCGCCACGCTGGCCAGCCGCTGATGGCGTGGTCGGTCGGCAATGCGAAGGCGGAGCCGAAGGGCAACGCGGTCAGCATCACCAAGCAGGCGGCCGGCTCTGCGAAGATCGACCCGCTGATCGCGCTGTTCTGCGCGGTCGAGCTGATGGCGCGGAACCCGGTGGCGCGGAGCGGCGCCGACCAGGTCTTCGTGTGAGGAGCGTGGATGTCTCTATTCTCCCGCCTTGCCGCGCGCCTCGGCTATGTCCGGCAGGGCTGGGCGGAGCACCTTGCCTGGATGCTCGCCGGCGGGATGGCGACGCGGTCCGGCGTAGCGCTGAGCAACGAGAAGGCCCTACAGGTCGCTGCCGTGCTGGCCTGCGTGCGGGTAATTGCGGAAGGCATAGGCGCCCTGCCGGTGGCGCTGCGGCAGCGCACCGCGGAAGGGGCGGAAGACAACACCTCGGCCGACGCAGCCTGGCTGCTGCAGGAACCGAATGCCTGGATGACCTGGCAGGAAGTCGCCGAGACCTTGACCATGCATGCTGCGTTGACGGGGAACGGCTTCGCGCTGATCCAGCGCGGCGTGCGCGGCCAGCCGATCGGCGTGCTGCCGCTACTGCCGAGCTGGGTGCAGTGGAAGCAGACCGCAGACTGGTCCATCGAATACCGGGTCACATGGCCGGGCGGTCGGCAGCAGCTGGTCGGCCTGATCGACATGTTCCACCTGCGCGGCCCGTCATGGGATTCGGTCGCTGGCCTCGAGGTGGTGCGGCTGGCGCGGGAGAGCATCGGGCTGGCGGCGGCCATCGAATGGACCCAGGCAGGCCATTTCGGCAAGGGCGGCACGCCCAGCGGCGTGCTGACCCTGGAAGGGCGCGTCTCCCAGGAACAGGCGGAGGATCTGCAGACCCGCTGGCAGCGCGCCTACACCGGCGAAGGCGCCGGCAAGATCGCGGTGCTGGGCAATGGCGCCAAATTCCAACCCTATGAGCTGAACTTCGCCAGCCAGCAGACCCTGGAGACGCGGCGGCAGCAGGTGGAGGAGATCTGCCGCGCCTTCCGCGTCTTCCCGCAGATGGTCGGCTTCGGCGACAAGGCCACGACCTATGCCTCGGCCGAGGCCTTCTTCGTCGCGCATGCCGTCCACACCCTGGGCCCCTGGGCCCGGCGGTGGGAGCTGACGCTGGGCCGGGACCTGCTGGCGCCGCGGCAGCGCGCCACCGGCCTGTTCTTCCACGTCAACACGGAAGCCATCCTGCGCGCCGACACCAAGGCGACGGGCGAGTTTCTGCGCCAGATGGTGGATGGCGGGATCATGAGCCGCAACGAAGCCCGCCGCCGGCTGGGGCTGAATGCGGTGCCGGGCGGCGACACGCCGACGCCGGCGGCGAACATCGGCGGCTCTGCCACCCGCCCTGCGGAACCGGCGCCCGCGGCGCCCTGAAGGACCCCGACCATGCCCGATTGCTTCGTCCCCTGGACGGTGCAGCTCGCCGCCGGCGAGGGCTCCGCCATGACCTTCTCCGGCATCGCCGCCGTCTATGGCCGCCCCGATGATGGGCGGGACTACACCTTCGCGCCCGGCGCCTTCGATGGCGCGGTGCGGCAGATGCGGGCGGGCAAGCGGCCGGCGATGCTGCTGCAACATGGCGGCTGGGACTTCACCGCGGACGACATGCTGCCGATCGGCCTCTGGACCGACCTGCAGGCGGACGAACAGGGCCTGAAGGTATCCGGCAAGCTGGCCGACACCGCACGCGGCCGCGACATCTACGCCCTGCTGAAGATGGACCCGGTCCCGGCCATCGATGGCCTGTCCATCGGGTTTCGCGCCACGAAGCGCCAAGTGAACGACGCTGCCGCCCCCGGCGAGCCGCGCGTCACCATCCAGGAGATCGACCTGGTCGAGATCTCCGTCGTCACCTTTCCCGCCATGACCGCGGCGCGCGTCACCAGCGTGCAGAGCGGCCTGTCGGTGCGCGATCTGGAGCGGAGGCTCGTGCGGGATGCCGGGCTGTCGCGCCGGGAGGCCCAGGCGCTGCTGCGCCGGGGCAAGGCCGGCCTCGAGGCCCTGCGGGACGCGGGCGAGGCCGGAGACCAGGGCGACGACCCGTCGCCCGATGCGCTGGCCGCGCTGGCCGCGCAGATCGAACGCAACATTCGGACGATGAAGGGCTGACCCCGTGTCCTCTCTCGATACCCTGAAGGATCTGCTGGAGAAGCAGAATCAGACCTTCGAGGCCTTCAAGCAGGCCAATGACGACCGCCTGAAGCAGCTGGAGCAGAAGGGCGCCGCCGACGCCGTGACGGTGGACAAGGTGGAGAAGCTCTCCGCCGAGCTCGACCGCCTGGGCGACAACTTCAAGGCGCTGGAACGGCTGGCGACCCTGCCCGGCCGCGGCGTCGACCGCGCCTTCGAGGAGAAGCAGGCGGCGCGCCTGGCCACCGCCAACCTGCACCTGCAGTCCATCGCCGGCCTGGCGGGCCGCCAGACGAAGCTGTTCGATGCCGAGCAGCTGGCGAAGTACGAGACCGACTTCCGCGAGTTCCTCCGCTCAGGCCGCGACCACGAGATGCAGTCCTGGCACCGCCAGGACTTCCAGATCACGGTGGACGGCGATGGCGGCTTCCTGGTGCCGCCCGACATGTCCGGCCGGTTGGTGACCCGCCTGTATGAGCGGTCGGACATGCTGCCGATCGTCAACGTCCAGCAGGTCACCGCCTCTGAGATGGAGGGGATCATGGACACCGCGGACGTCGACGCCGGCTGGCGCGGCGAGACGGAGCCGGTGACCGACAGCACCAACACCTCGGTCTCCCGCTACTCCATCCAGGTGGAGGAGATGTGGTCGCAGCCCCGCGCCTCCACCCGGCTCATCGCCGATGCGGCGGTGAATATCGAGACCTGGGTGGCGGACAAGCTGGGCGACCGCTTCGCCAGGCTGGGCAATGCGGCCATCGTCGCCGGCGACGGCATCAAGAAGCCGCGCGGCTTCCTGTCCTACCCGTCCAACACCACCGCGGATGCCAGCCGCACCTGGGGCACGCTGCAGCGCCGCGGCACCGGCGCGTCCGGCGCGATCGGGACCAACCCCTTCGATATCCTGATCGACCTGACCATGGATCTGAAGCCAGCCTATCGCCGCAACGCCCGCTGGGTGGCGGCGCGTGCCACCTTTGCGCAGTACCGCAAGGCGAAGGACACCACCGGCCAGTACCTGTGGCAGCCGCCGGTGCAGGCGGGCATGCCGGCCACCATGCTCGGCTACCCGATCACCGAGGCCGAGGACATGCCGGCGCTGGCCGCCAACAGCGACAGCCTGGCCTTCGGCGACTTCCAGGAGGCCTACACTGTGGTGGAGCGGGCGGGGATCACCATCCTCCGCGACCCCTACACCGCCAAGGGCTGGGTGCGGTTCTACGCCACTAGGCGCATGGGCGGCGGCCTGGTGAACAGCGAGGCGCTGAAGATCCTCCGCGCGGCCTGACCGGCCTGGGCGGCGCTGCGGCGCCGTCCTTCCCCTGAACCCCAGCCCGAAGGGCTCTCCCCATGCTGCGAACCATCTCCACCCGGCTCGCGCCGGCGATCACCCTTGCCGCGCAGACGGCGGCCGCGACCGTGACCGGCACCTCGGTCGACTTGCAGGGCTTCGGCGCTGTCAGCTTCCAGCTCGCAATCGGTGTCGGCGGCATCACCTTCACCGGCACCAACCGGGTGGACTTCAGCGTCGAGCATTCCGACGACAACTCCACCTGGGTGGCGGCGACGGCGGCCGAGGTGAACCTGCCGGGCGGCTTCACCTGGGCCACCGGCGGCATCGTCCGGTCGCTGACCGCGGCCAAGGCGGCAGCGGACGTGCAGGAAATCGACTATATCGGCAACCGGCGGTATGTCCGGCTGACAGCCACCTTCGGCGGCACGCATGCCACCGGCACGCCGATCTCCTGCCTCGCGGTGCGCGGCCTGCCCGAACTGATGCCGGCCTGACGATGGAAGCGATCGTCACCGTGCCCTTCCTGGGCGTGCCGGACGGCGTGGTCTACCCGAAGGACTATGCCGTCGGCGACCTGGTCACCGGCGACCTGGCCGAGCTGGCCGTGCGTGAGGGCTGGGCCAAGCCCGCGAAGGCGGCACCCAAGCCGCCCGCGCCCCCGGCCGGCTAAGCCCGCCGCCATGGACCTCCGCCTGATCACACCCGCGACCAGCGAGCCCCTGTCGGAGGCCGTGGCGATGGACCATTGCCGCGCCAATGCCGAAGCGGACGGCGGCGCCGAGTTCGGCCTGTTCGGCGCGCTGATCACGGCTGCGCGGGAGCAGGTGGAGGCCATGACGGGCCGGCTGCTGCGGGTGGAGGAGTGGGAGCTGCGGCTGCCCTGCTTCCCCGCCTGCGGCCGCCCGATCCAGGTGCCGCACGCGCCCTTCGTCTCGCTGACCTCGCTGTCGACGGTGTCCGCGGCCGGCGTCACCACCACCCTGGCCGGCACGGCCTACCAGGTCGAGGCCCCGACCGGCCCGGCCGCGCTGCCGGCGACCATCTGGTCGGCGGCGAACACCGCCTGGCCCAGCACCGACGCTGGCGTCCGCGGAGCGGTGCGGGTGCGCTACCGCGCCGGCTATGACACCCCGCCGAAGGCGCTGCTGCAGGCCATGCTGCTGCTGATCGGCGCGATGTACGAGAACCGCGAGGCGGAGGTCGAGACCCGCGCCAGCGCCGCCCGGGCGCTGAACAGCAACCCGGCCTTCGATCGGCTGATCGCGCCCTATCGGATCCTGGCGGTCTGATGGGCGCGGGGGAGCTGCGGCACCGCTTGGTGCTGGAACAGCGCGCCCAGGAGGCCGATGCCGGCACGGGCCTGGCCGAGACCTACACCGCCGTGGCGGAGGTCTGGGCGAAGATCGAGGCCAGCAAGGGCGCGCTCTACATCGAGCGGGTGCAGGTCGGCGAGGGCCCGACCCACCGCATCACCATCCGCTGGCGGCCGGGCACCGGCTTCACCCATTGCCGCGACCTGGCCGGCCGTCGCTGGCGCGTGCGGGATGTGCGGGACATGGACGGCGACCGGCGCTGGTTGGTCATCGGCGCGGAGGAACTGACCGCATGATCGACCTGAAGGTGACCCAGGGGCGGGAGACCTTCCTCGACCTGGTCATCGCCGGCCGCCGGCTGGACGAGACGCTGCGCCAGACGGTCCGGGAGACCGCCCAGGAATATCAGGCCCGCCTGAAGGCGGACCTGCGGGCGGCGAAGTCGGGCAAGCTGTACGGCGCGCGCGCTGGCCGGCGGACCTTCCGCCGCGTCACCCGGAAGACCACCGTCTTCGGCCGCCAGGCGTCCTACCGCACGGTTGCGGCGGTGGCGCGCAACACCCGCGCCTATCGCGCCTCCGCCCCCGGCCAGGCGCCGGCGGTCTTCACCGGCGCCGAGCTACGGGCCGTGAAGCTGAAGTTTCCGGCCAAGGAGAAAGGCTACGGCGCCAAGGTCTTCGCCGACCGCGGCGTGGCCTTCTACCGCCATTTCCTGGAGTTCGGCACCCGCGACCGCGTCCAGCGCCGGGGCGCCGGCGGCAAGGCGGTGAACCGCTTCGTCGGCCGGATCGAGCCCCGCCCGGTCTTCTCCCCGCTGCAGGCGCAGCTGGAAGCCGAGATGCTGCGCCGCGTCGGCCGCGCCGCCGACCTCTTCGCCGCCTTCCGGGGCTGACGCATGCGCCCCTCCGCCGTCATCCCGCGCCTGAAGGCGCAGTGCCCAATCTTCTCCGGCCGCGTCGCCGGCGCGATCGACTACAAGCGCGCCATCCAGGCGGACGAATTCCCCGTGCCCCATGCCTTCGTGCTGCTGGCCGGCATCACCCCGGACGGCGACGACCAGCTGTCCAGCCTGGACCAGGGCATGCAGGTCCAGCTTTCGGTGGTGATCGCCGTCTCCACCGCCGCCGATGACCGCGGCCAGGATGCGTCGGAACGGTTCATGGACTGCTTCGTGCAGGTGCGGGACGCGCTGCTGGGCTGGACCCCGGACCCTGCCTTCGGGCCGATCCTGATGGACGGCATGACGCTGTCCGAGGGTGAGACCTTCACCCGCGCCCGCGCCTGGGCGCAGATCGACATCACCGCTGCGGCCATGGTCCGCGATCTCGCATAGGAGGCTGCCATGCCTGTCGGCGCACAGGGTTCAAGCTTCAAGCTCTACGGCAAGATCGAGACGACGGAGAACGTCGCCCCGACCGGCAACTGGGACCAGTATCCCTGCTTCAGCTTCACGCTGGGCGGCGACCAGGAGCTGTCGCAGGACGAGATCCTTTCCGCGAACCCGAACGCCGACGCGGCCGATCCCTACTACGGCAAGCTGGCGGTCACCGGCGATGCGCGGGTGCCGCTGGATACGGTCCATTTCGGTCGCTGGCTGCGCAAGCTGATGGGCAGCCCGACCACCTCCGGGTCGGTGAACTTCACCCACGTCTTCAAGTCGGGCTCCACTGCCCTGCCGTCCTGGGGCTTCGAGAAGGCTTTCCCGGACATCACCCAGTTCGAGCGCATGCTGGGCGCGCGGGCGAACAGCATGGAGATCGCCATCTCCGACACCGGCGCCGCGGATGCGACCATCGGCCTGCTGGCGATGCAGGAGGTGACGGCCGCCAGCTCCGGCGCCGGCACGCCGGTGAACACCAGCTTCCGCCGCTTCCAGCGCCCGACCGGCACCATCAGGCAGGGTGGCAGCACCCTCGGCGCGGTCACCGGCGGCACCATCCGCTTCACCAACAACATGCAGTTGGTGAACGATACCGTGCGGTCGGACAACCAGGCCGAAGGCATCGACTTCGGCCAGCGGCAGGGCAGCGGCGAGCTGACGCTGCGGTTCAGGGACTACACCCAGGTCACGCTGGCCACGAACGGCACGGCAACCAGCGTGGAATACTCCCTGACGATCGACGCCAACACCTCGATCACCTTCCTGTACCCGCGGGTCTTCTTCCAGCGGCAGAAGCGGCCGGTGGACGGCCCGCGCGGGATCAGCATCAACCTGCCCTTCATCGCCGCCTATGACAGCACGGCGCAGTGCCTGCTGCAGGTGACGCTGAAGAACCAGGTGGCGTCCTACTGATGCTGCGCCTGACCGTCGCCCGGGGCGAATACTGGCTGCCGGCGCTGCCCTACGGCGTGCGGGTGAAGGTCCGCCCGCTGACCACCGCCGTCCGCGAAGCGGCGCTGGCCGAGGCGACCACCCGCGTCGCCGAGTTGAAGCGGGAGGCGGAGGATGCGGCCAAGGCCGGCACGCCGCATGACCCGAATGGCCAGACCGGCGCGAACGCAGCCTGGCTGCAGGGCCTGGTCTGGCAGTTCACCCTGGAAGCCATGGCCCGCTACGGCATCGTGGAATGGGAAGGCATCGGCGGGGACGATGGGCTGCCCCTGCCGCTGACGCCCGCCGCCTGCGCCGCCTTCGCGGCGGAGCCGCTGGTCGGCCGCGCCTTCTTCCTGGCCTACAGCGAACCGCTGGATGCGCTGAGTGCGGAGGGAAACGGCTCCGGCGCTTCTGCCAGTGGCGGTACGGCAGGGGCGCCGAATCCTGCGCCGGCTGCCCCGGCCGCCCCGCCTGGCCCGGCGGCGTAGGGGAACCCGCCACCTGCGCTGACTGCCCTGGCGACCAGGACCGGCCGCGGTCCCCCGAAGGTGCGGCCTGCCTGCGCGCCGCGGAGACCTGCCTGGCCGGCGGCGGCTGGACGGCGGTGACGGTGGACATGGCCGGCGCGGTGGCGCTGGCGCGGGCGGCCGGCGTGCCTAGCCAGGTGGCCGCCGTACTGCTGGCGGCGGCGGCTGACGGCATCATGGCCGGGCGGGCGGAGCGGACGGAGAAGACCGAATGAGCGGCTCCACCCGGGCGATCACCCTGACGCTTTCGGTGCGGGACGCGGAGAACGTCCAGAGCACGTTGCGCAGCCTGGGCACGGCCGGCGAGGAAAGCCTGCGCCGGCTGGAAGCGGCGGCGCAGCGGGTCGGCTCGCGCAGCAGCGGGCTGCCGGCGATCTCGGAGGCGGCGAAGGAGGCGGAGACCCGCTTCAGCGGCCTGGGCCGCACCATCGGCAGCGCTGGCTTCCAGATCCAGGACTTCGCCGTCCAGGTGCAGTCGGGCCAGTCCGCGCTGACGGCGCTGAGCCAGCAGGGCAGCCAGTTCCTGGGCGTCTTCGGCACCGGCGGCGCGATCGCCGGCGCCGTGCTGACCGTCGGCATCCTGGCGGCGCAGTTCCTCGGCCTAGGCAAGGACGCCGATGAGGCGGCCAAGCGGGTGGAGGCGCTGAACAAGGAACTCGGCGCCACGGCGGCCGAGCAGTACGCCCTCGGCATCCAGCGCGCCGGCACCGCGATCAAGTCCTACACCGAGCTGGTCGAGACGGCGACGCAGCGCACCGCCCGCCTGCGGGAAGAGCAGTTCAAGTCGGTCCAGGACTCCACGAACCTGGAAGCCGCCCGGGCCGGCCTGCAGCTGCAATCCCTGCAGCAGCAGCGCGGCAGGATCGTGTCCGACATCACGGGCACCTTCGACGCGACCGACCCGGGTGAGCTCCGCCTTGGGCAGCGGGAGGTTCGGCGGCGGGCGGACGACCTAGCGCGCGTGGGGCGGCAGATCGCCGCCCAGGAAGACCTGGCGCGCCGGCTGAATGAGCAGGCCGCGGCCCTGAACTCCCGGGTCCGCCCGGACGGCACCGTGAACTTCGGCGGCCTGGGCTTCGGGCAGGACAAGCCGGAGGATAAGCCGGAGCGCAGCCCGCGGGAGCGCAGCGCCCGCGCCACGCGCGAGCCCGGCGACCCGCTGGCTGGCTTCGAGGATCTGCAGCAGCGCATCGCCCGTGAGGCCCAGGCGGTGGCGAACAGCGTGGATCCGGCTGCGGCTGCCTTCCAGCGCCTGACCGACAGCCTGGCCAAGGTGAACAGCGCCGGGAACCTGTTCCTGCAGACGCAGGACCGGGAAGGCGGGCCGCTGGGCCTCTCGCCGGAGCGGGTGCAGGAAGTCACCCGGCTGTTGCAGGACCAGTACATCGAGACGCTCGACAAGCTGGATAAGAAGAACCAGGAAGTCGCGGTCTCCGGCCGGGAAATCGCCACCGTCTTCACCTCCGCCTTCGATGGGATGATCACCGGCAGCGGCAAGGCCGGCGACGCGCTGAAGCGGTTGGAGCAGGGTGTTGCGCGGCTGATCGAGCGGGCATTCATCACCCGGCCGCTGGAGCAGGCGCTGAATAACTCCCTGGGTGGGTCGGGCGGATCGGGCGGCCTGAGCGGCGTGTTCAACAGCCTGTTCAGTGACTTGTTCGGAAATGCATTCGGCGGCGGCTATACGGCGGGCGGCTTGCCGACCAGCAGCACGCTGAACAGCCTGAGCAACCAGGCGAGTAGCTTTGCCTCCCAGGGATTCGCCTTCGCCCGCGGCGGCGTGATGACGCCGCTGGGCCCGCTGCCGCTGCACAGCTACGCGGGCGGCGGCGTCGCACGGTCGCCGCAGGTCGCCATCTTCGGCGAGGCGCGGCGTCCCGAGGCCTATGTGCCGCTGCCCGACGGCCGCAGCATCCCGGTGACGATGGATGGCGGGGGCGGGGGCGCGGTGATCCAGATCGACGCCCGCGGCGCCGAGGCCGGCGTGGAACAGCGGATCGACGCCGTGCTGGCCCGCCGCCTGCCGGCCATCCTGGCGGCCAGCGAGGGCAACTTGGCGGCCAAGGTCAACCGCGGCGGCAACCTGGCCAAGACGTTCGGGCGGAGGGTCTGAGATGCCGATCGTCGCCTTCCCCGCCGCCATCCGGAACCCGAACAGCATCCGGTTCGGCCTGGCCGCCAACACCCAGTCCGGCGGCCGCAGCCCCTTCGATGGCACGGAACAGACCCTGGCGCTGCCCGGCGCGAAATGGGCGGCAGAGGTCCGCTGGAACACCCTGCCGGAGGCGCAGTGGCGCATCATGCAGGCCTTCCTGGCCGGCCTGCGCGGCCGCGCCGGGCGGTTCACCTGGGGCCCGACGCACATGCCCCGGAAGGGCGACGGCGGCGCGGACAGTGTCGGCCGCCGGGTCCTCTCCGGCAGCCAGACCGGCGGCACGCTGCTGGTGACCGGCTTCGATGGCGGCAGCTTCGCCTTCCGCGCCGGCGATATCTTCGGCTGGACCGGGCCCGATGGCCGGCCGCAGCTGCGCATGGTGACGGACGACGTCGCCATGACCGACCGCACCAGTACCAACCTGCTGCTGCAGTCCAATGCCCTGGACAATGCCGCCTGGACGAAAAGCGGCACCATCACCGCCACGGCGAACACCTCGGCCGGCCCGCTGGGCCCGACCACCGCCGACACGCTGACCTGCACCAGCACCAGCGGCGGCTTCGCATCCCAGGCCCGCACCATCACCGCCGGCGCCACCTACACCTTCTCCGCCTGGCTGAAGGCCGGGACGATGGGCTGGGCCTATATCCAGCTGTCCAACGCCGGCCAGACCAATGGCATCCGGCAATGGGTGAACCTGTCCACCGGCGCCCTGGGCACCACCAGCACCCTGGGCACCGCGACGCTGGTGGACGTGCAGACGCGCTCTGTCGCCGGCGGCTGGTATCGGTTCTGGGTCACCTGCGTGGTCGACAGCAGCACCACCAGCGCGGTCAGCTGGATCGTCCCGGTCACCGCCAATGGCGGCAGCGCCCAGACCAGCAGCGGCACCATCCTGACCGGCGGCGCGCAGCTCGAAGCCGGCGCGGTCACCCTCTACATCGACACCACCACCGCCACGGTCACCCGGACGCAGTCCCTGGCGGTGCCCATCACGCCGGACATCCGCCGCAGCCCGAATGCCGACACGCCGCTGGAGCTGCTGGCGCCGAAGGCGGTCTGGATGGTCACGGATGACCAGCTGGGCATGGAGTACGAGCGAGGGGTGTTCGCCAGCACGACCCTGCAGATGGAAGAGGCGCTGTTCTGATGCCCCGTTCCATGACCACGGCGGTGTCGACCGCCATCACCTCCGAAACCCCGGCCCGCACCGTCGCCGTGTCGCTGGACTTCCCCTCCGGCTTCGTCCGCATCAACGGCAGCCCGTCGGACATCACCATCGGCGGGCAGATCTTCCTGGGCGTCGGCGGCCTGGGCGCGATCTCCGTGGTCGAGGAAAGCGCCGAGCTGCGCGCCTATGACCTGTCGGTCTCCCTGTCAGGCGTGCCGCGGGACAGCGTCTCGATCGCGCTCAACCAGGAATACCAGGGCCGCGCCGGCGTGGTGTACGAAGTGCTGCTGGACCAGGCGACCTGGCTGCCGCTGTCCGACCCGCTGGTGGTCTTCCGCGGCCGGATGGACATGCTCGACATCCGCATGGGCGAGACGGCGACGGTCAGCGTGAAGCTGCTGAACCGGCTGGCCGACTGGGAGCGCCCGAAGGTCCGCCGCTTCACGCCGGAGGATCAGGAACGGCTCTACCCCGGGGACAAGGGCTTGGCCTTCGTCCCGGCCACGGTGGAGAAGGAGCTGATCTGGCCCAACCGGTCCTGGTGGGAAGCCGACGCGAAGGGCAAGATCAAATGAGGCTGCCCCCCACCCGCGCCCGCCTGCCGGACTGGCCGGAGAGGCTGGCGGATCTGCTGGACGCCCGGCGCGACCAGCCCTTCTGGTATGGCGGCCAGGACTGCGGCTCCTTCGCCGGCGACGTCGCCCTGGCGCTGACCGGCGAGGATCCCATCGCCTGGCTGCGCGGCGCCTACGGCAGCGAAGCCGAGCTGGACGCCATCCTGCGCGACCTGGGCGGCTTCGAGGCCGCGGCGGAGCGGACCATGGCGGAGTTCGGCTCGCCCGAGATCCCGCCGGCCTTCGCCCAGCGCGGCGACTGGGCGCTGGTCGAGGCCGGGAACATGCTGCTGCTGGGTGTGGTGGTGGACCACCGGGTGGCGGTCACCGGCCTGGACGGGCTGCGCTACGTGCCGCTGCGGATGGCGCGGCGGACCTGGGCGATTTAGAGCCGGGTCTCCTCCACGGCGCCGGGCGGCGGGGTCCGCTCGATCCGGCCGGCCGACCGCTCCGCCATTAGGATCAGCGCCGCGCCGCTGCGTTCGGCGCAGACCGGCATGGGGACGGCGGCCAAGCTGTCCCGGACCACCATGTGGCCACAGTAGAGCGTCACGCCATCGGCGCGGCGGCGGTCTGCCACAAGGGCTGATCCGGCGGGGAATTCCAGCACGGTCAGCCCGACCGGCCCATCGAACCGCACGGTCTCCACGAACCGGACAGCCGGATACCCGCCGGTCGGCCTGGCGACGAGATCGGTCGCCATGGCGCAGCCGCAGAGCGGCAGCAGAGCCAGCAGCAGGCGCATCGGGGCCTCCGAGAGGACAAGCAGCCTATCGCCGGTCGCCACGCCCGCGCAACGGAGTTCTCATGCCGCCCATTGCCATCGCCGTGGTCGCCGCTGCGGCCTCCGCCATCGTGGCGACTGCGCCCGCCGTCATCGCCATCCTTGGGGTGCAGGGTGCCATTATCGCTGGCGCCGTGCTTGGTGCCGTCATCTCGGTCGGCCTCGGCATGCTTTTCCAGGGCAGCCAAAAATCGGTCCAGCAGAACGCCCAGGACAGTAAGCAGCTGATCCGGTCGCCTGTGTCGCCACGCCGGGTGGTCTATGGCCGCGCGAAGATCAGCGGCAGCATCGTCTATGCGTTCTCCGGCGGCGTCTATCAGGAGAAGCTCTGGCTGGTCATCGCCCTGACGGCGCACCCGATCGACGCCTTCGAGGCGATCCACATCAACGATGAATCCTTCTCCCTGCTGGACGGCAGCATCTACAGCGGCGGCACCATGTCGGGCGGCCGGTTCGGCGGCAGCAAGACGGGCAAGTTCGTCCTCGGCCTCTATGACGGCACCCAGACGGTCGCCGATGCCGGCCTGATCTCCGCCAGCCCCGATGGCTGGTCCAGCGCGCACAAGCTGCAGGGCTGCGCCTATGCCATCGTCAACCTGACCTTCGACAAGGATCTGTTCCAGAACGGCATCCCGAATGTCAGCTTCACCATCCGCGGCAAGAAGGTGTTCGACCCGCGCAGCAGCAGCACCTACTGGACCGACAACTGGGCGCTGTGCATCCGGGACTACCTGACCAGCAGTGATGGCCTGGCCTGCGCCAGCGGCGAGTATGACGACGCCACCATCATCGCCGCGGCCAACATCAGCGATGAAGCGGTCCCGCTGAACCTGTCCGGCACGCTGACCCAGCCGCGCTACAGGCTGAATGGCAGCTTCACGCTGGACGAGAAGCCGATCGACATCATGGAGCAGATGCTGACGGCCGGCGCCGGCGCGCTGACCTACGTCGCTGGCGCCTACCAGCTCTTCGCCGGGGCCTATGTCTCGCCCTCCGCCACCCTCACGGCCAGCGACTTCGCCGGCACGATCGAGGTACAGACCAAGCCGACCCGGGCCGAGCTCTTCAACGGCATCAAGGGCACCTATGTCGAGCCGCAGAAATACTGGCAGGCAGCGGAATTCCTGAACATCCAGGACAGCACCGCCCGGGCCGCGGATGGCGAGGACATCTGGCGGGAGGTGGAGTACCGCTTCGTCATCAACCAGGACCACGCCCGCCGCCTCGCGCTGCAGACCCTGAAGCGCATGCGCGCGCCCTTGGTGGTAAAGGCGCCGCTTCGCTATGCCGGGCTGACGCTGAAGGTGTGGGACACCGTGGCGCTGACGCTGCCGGACTTCGGCTGGTCGGCGAAGCCGTTCCGGGTCGTCGCCTGGTCCTTCGATCCGGCCCAGGGCACCGTCAACGCGACCTTCCAGGAGGAACAGGTCGCCGCCTACGCCTGGACCTATGACGTCGCCGCCGGCGTGCCGAACGTGCCGACCACCACGCTGGTCGACCCGCTGACCATCCCTGCCCCCACCGGCCTGACCATCGCCGCCACCACCGCGCTGCAGGGCGATGGCGGCACGGTGCCGGCGCTGGCGGTGTCCTGGACCGCCGCGGCGCACCCCTTCGTCACCGCCTACGAGGTCAACTGGCGCGTCACCGGCAGCACGCCATGGGCGACGGTGCAGGTCGCGGATCCGTCGACCCGCTTCGTCATCGCGCCGGTCCTCTCGGGCGTCGGCTACGATGTGCGGGTGCGGGCCATCGCCCAGCTCGCCAGCAGCCCCTGGACCGGCACCGCCACCGCCACCGGCGCGCCCGACACCACGGCGCCAGGCGCGCCGACTGGCGCGACCGTCACGGCCGTGCCGAAGGGCTTCGTCATCCGCTGGACCAATGCGGCCGACGCGGACCTGGACAATGTCGAGGTCTGGGAGAGCCCGACGACCAGCGGCTATTACCAGGTCGCCCGCAGCCGGACGAACTTCATCACCCTCAGCGGCTACAACCCGGCCGATGTGCGGTACTTCGCCATCCGGTCGGTGGACCGCAGCGGCAATACCAGCGGGTTCGCCTTCATCGGTCCGGCGACCGTGCCGCGGAACGCGACGAACGACATCGCCAGCAACGCCATTACGGGTTCGGGCAATGTCGCCCTGACCGCCGGCATCAGCTTGACGCGGCCAGGCAGCGGCTACGCGTTTGGCAGCTTGGGTGGGCTGACCATCACCCTGAACGGCGACGGCCGGGCGATCATCTTCGCCCGCGCCCCGTACCTCAATGGCAGCACCGGCTCCGGCAGTGGATCGGGAGGCTCCGAGTAATGGCGATCCCGTCCTTCTTCACGACGTCGCAGGGCCTCGCCCTGATGCGGCAGAACACCACCACGTCCGAGTGGTTCTTCGTGGCTTGGGTCCGCGACATCAAGATCATCGATGACGCACCCGGAAATGGCACTTGGCGGTACGAGCTTTGGCTGGTCCTCGGCTCTTCGGCGCCGGATTGGCTTTTCGCCGACTATTTCGGCCGCGCCGACCTCACCGTGCAAAGCCTCTACCGATGACCGGCATCCCCTTCGCCGTCATCGCCGCCAATGGCGCGGTGGTCGCGGCCGGCGCCTGCGCGCCGGATGACCTGCCCTTCCAGGCCAGTGGCGGCCAGATGGCCATGGAGATCTCCGCCGCCGAGCTCGAGGCCCTGCGTGCCTCCCTGACCGGCTGGCGCCTGGTGAATGGCGACCTGGTGCATCAGCCGCCCGCACCGCCCCTGGCGGCGCTGCAGGCGGATGCGCTGGCCGCGGTGGACGCGGCGGCCGAGGCGGCACGGCAGCGGTTCATCACCCCCGGCGCCGGCCAGGCGCTGACCTACCAGCAGAAGGAAGCCGAGGCGCGGCGCTTCACCCCGCCCGGCACCACGGCGGACTATCCCTTCCTGGCCGCGGAGCAGGCGGCCCAGGCCTCGGTCGGGCTGGCCGTCACCCTGGCCGAGGTCGCCACCCTCACCCTGGCCCAGGCGGATGCCTGGATCGCCGCCGGGTCCGAGATCGAACGGCTCCGCCGCGGCGCCAAGCTGGCGATCGCCGCCGCCACCACCGCCGAGGCCGTGCGCACCGCCGCTGCCGTGACCTGGCCGGTTCCCTGACCACACCTGAAGGACCCCGACATGGTGATGCAGTTCTCCCCCGCCGTGCGGAACGCGGCGCTGGATGCGATGGAGACGGCTGCCGGCACGGCGCCGACGCTGGAAATCCGCAGCGGCGGCCCGCCGGCCAACACCGCCGCGGCCGATACCGGCACCGTGCTGGCGACGATGACCCTGCCGTCGGACTGGCTGGCGGCGGCCTCGGCCGGCAGCAAGGCGCTGCTGGGCACCTGGCAGGACCCCTCGGCCGACGCCACCGGCACCGCGGGCCATTTCCGCATCAAGCAGGCCGGCACCACGCATTTCCAGGGCGTCTGCGGCCAGACGGTGGCGCTGACCACCAGCGGCGCCACCGCGGCCGCCGGCGCCGTCCTGACCTTCGCCAGCACCACCGGCGCCGCGGTCGGGATGCTGGTCACCGGCACCGGCGTGCCGGCCAACACCTACGTCATCGCGCTGACCAGCACGACGGTCACCATGTCCCAGGCCAGCTCCGCCGGCGTGTCCAGCGGCGCCAGCATCACCTTCAGCCCGGACCTGGCGATCGACAACGCCAGCATCGCCGCGGGCCAGCAGGTGACCGCCACCTCCTTCACCCTCGCCGCCGGCGGCGCCTGATCCAGGGAGAGACCGACATGCCCATCTATTGCGTCTACAAGATCGCCACCGGCGCGCTGCTCTCCACCACGCGCGACCAGAACGCCGTGGCGCGGCAGGGCACGCTGGACGTGCTGGGCGCGGCTGTCGCCATCCGCCCGGACAGCGAGGCCGGCGGCGTCTGGGACCCCGTCCTGCTGCGCTTCGTGCCGCCGCCGCCGCCCAAGAAGATCCCGGTGGTGGCCTTCTGGCAGATCCTGACCCAGGACGAGCGCATCGCCTTCCTGGCCCAGGCCGAGACCGACCCGCGGGTGAAGGACTGGATCCGGCTGATCGACCTGTCCGACTCCCTTGCGCTGGACGATCCCAACTCCTCCAACCTGCTGGCGCTGATGACCGACCGCCAGGTGATCTCGGATGCGCGCTACAGCGAGATCACGCAGCAGATCGCCAACGCGATCGCGGCGCTCTGACCCATGGCGGTCTCCGTCGCAAGTAGCGGGTCCGTCACGCCGGCTTCGGCCGGCACCGAGACCGACCTGGCTACAGTCACCACCGCTGGCGTCTACCAGCTCGCGGTGGACGCCGCGAACCTGGTGGACGGCGACGTGGTCTTCCTGCGCGTCTACGGGAAGGCGCGGTCCGCCGACACCGAGCGGCTGCTGTATGTCTCCAGCTTCGCGCATACCCAGGCCGCGCCGCTGAAGCACAGCCCGGCCATCCCCACCGCGCACTATCTCCGGTTCACCTTGACGCAGGCCGCCGGGACCATGCGCGCATTCCCCTGGGCCGTCAGCAGCCTGTAGGAGCCTCCGGGCATGTCCAACTGGTCGATGCCGGCCGCCAGCCGGATGGAGACGCTTGGCGCCGGCACGGGCGAAGGCGTCACCGTCACTGCCAGCGCAGCGGCAAATGCAAAGGGCAGCTACGCCACACTCGGCACGGCCGGCCTCTCCTACAGCGGCTTCGTGCTGCAGATGCTGCCGGCCAACAGCGGCAAGTACCGCGTTGATGTTGCCATCAACACCGGCGGCTCGGACCAAGTCATTGTCGAGGATTGGCTGATTGACGCCACCTCCAGCGGCGCCAGCCGATCTGTGCAGAACCTGTGGTTGCCGATTGCCATCCCATCGGGGGCCGCAGTCAAGGCGCGGTGCCAGGCGGCGACCGGATCGCATGCGCTGCGGGTACTCCTGACCGGCTATGCCCAGGATTTCCCGGGCTTCCCCGGCTTCCGGGCGCTGCGCAGCCTGACGACATTTTCCGCGACCGAGGCGCCGACGGTCACCCAGAACGGCACCACGCAGACGGCCACCTGGCAGGAGTTCTCAGCCACACCGTTGGCCGAGCCGGTCGCGGCGCTCTACTTCGCGGTCAGCACCGGCGGCGACAACGCGCGCACTACCTCCCGCTGGCTGGCGGAGGTCGCCAGCGGCGCGTCTGGATCTGAGGTCAGCCGCCTGATCCTCCAGGGTGCGCAGAACACCACCGACATCACGCCCGGCGTCTGGGGCCCGTTCCCGGCCATGCTGCCGCCCAGCACACGCCTGTCCTTCAAGGTGCAGTGCCAAGCGGCGGCCGTTGATACCTTCGGGCTTGCCGCCTACGGCCTGATCCCGTGAGCTGGCTCCGCTACCAGGCGGCGCTGGTCCCGCAGGATGCCGGGCCAGCGAGCGCCACCTTAACCGGCGCCGGTGTCCTGCCGCTGTTCGGCGCTGGCGCCGCGGCGGTTCGGGCCGCGGCCACCGGGGCCGGCCTCCTGGGGCTGACCGGAGCTGGCACGGCCACGGTAGCGGTGCGCGCCACCGGCGCGGGCTTCCTGCCGCTGGGCGGCACCGGCACCGCGGTGGTCGGCACCATCGCCACTGCCAGCGGCGCCGGCCTGCTGGGCTTGTTCGGGGCCGGCACGGTGGCGGTGCGCGCCGCGGCCGCGGGCGCCGGCCTGGTGCCCCTGTTCGGGGCCGGCGGCGCGGCGGTGGCGGTGCGGGCGACCGGCGGCGGCCTCCTGCCGCTCTTCGGTGCGGGCACGGCCACCAACGGCAGCGCGCCCGTCAGCCGCACGGCCAGCGGCGCCGGCTTCCTGCCGCTCTTCGGCGCGGGCGTCGCCTACACCGTCCTCAGCACCGCCATCGCCGAGGGCAGCCTGGCCCGCCCGGTCGCCGCCGATGGCGCGCTGTCCCGCCCCATCGCCGGCACCTCCAGCTTCACCCGACACTGAGGCCCCGCATGTCCCTCGAACGCTATTACGTCGGCGAGACGGCGCGCCTACGCATGACCTTCGCGGATGAGGCCGGGGCGGCCACGGACCCCACCGGGCTGTCCGTCCAGGCCCGCCCGCCCAGCGGGCCGGCGCTGGGCGGCTATGCCGTGGTCCGGGAGTCTGCCGGGTCCTATTACGTCGACCTGCCGGTCACCCTGGCGGGCGCCTGGGCGGTGACCTGGTCCTGGACCGGCCCGGTCCCTTCCGTCACCGCGCAGCGGTTCCTCGCCGTGCCGGTTGCCGAGGCGGCGGCCGGCGGCACGGTGACCCCGACCCCGGACGTGTTCGACCGATGGGTGACCGCCTGGGATGCCGCCGCGCTCCCGAAGGATTCGGCCCTCTTCCAGAAGATGGCGGAGGCCGGCGGCTGGCCGGCGGCCTTCTTCGGCGTGACGCCGGACACCGAAACCGACCAGGGTGCGGCGCTGCGCGCCTTGATGCTGCAGGTCCAGCAGGCCGGCGGCGGCGTGATCGACCTGCCGCCGGGCGTCATCACCACCTCGCGTCTCGACCCGCTGAATGGCGTCTTCCTGCGGGCCCAGACGCTGGGCGCCGTGACGCTGAAGGCGGTGGCCGGCGGCGGCGGGGTGATCTTCGGCAACAGCAATTTCGCCAGCCTGGTCGGGACCGACGATTTCTCCGGCTTGGCGCCGCACGACTTCGGCCTGATCAAACTGACCTTCGACGGCAATGCCGCGCAGCAGTCGGTCGCCTCCGGGCAGCGGGACTTCGCCTGCCCGGTCCAGGTCTACGGCTACCGCTTCCTGATCGACGGCTACCGCTACCAGAACGTGGTGGGGCACGGCCTGCGCACCGCCTGGGGCCGGTTCGGGGAGCTGGAGATGGCGGCCCAGATCCGCGACGTCGGCGGCTTCTTCGCGCCGCGCTGCGGCTTCTGGTTCCAGGGCCCGCACGACAGCTTCATCGAGAAGATCGTCCCGGTGGACTCTTCGCAGGAAGCCGAGGCGGGCTGGGAGCAGATCCGCGCGGGCGACACGGCGACCTGGGTGGACTGCCACACCTGGCACACCTCCTTCAGCACGAACAAGGCCAGCTATGGCTTCACCTCGGCCGGCAACTCCCTGACCCGCAACCTGGTCTGCGAAGGCAGCCGCGCGCTGCTGAAGATGGGCGCCGGCGACCAGATCGACGGGCTGTTCTTCGCCGCCACGGGCAGTCCGGGGAAGTGGGCAGTGGAGGTGCTGGGTTCCGCGGCCTCGATCAGCGGCGGCACGCGCATCATCAACACGACGGCCGCGGACATGTGGGGCATCCGCCTGGGCACTGCTGGCTCGCCGGTCGGCGCGGTGATGATGCCGGGCCTGATCATCGGCGGCTGGGGCCGGGGCGCGGTGGACTTCGCCGGCGACGGCGGCGCCTCCCGCATCACGGCGACCGGCTACGGCAACGGCACCACCCGGCCGGCGCCGAACCTGCGGACCTATGTGCAGTTCGACTTCAACACGCCGGACCTGCTCTACCAGAAAAACCAGTTCCACCCCGGCCCCTTCGCCAACCAGGCCGCGGCCTCGGCCGGCGGGGTGCAGTACGGGCAGCTCTGGCTTGCGGCAGACGGCACCGTCCGGTGGAGCACCAGCTGATGCCCCCGGCCCCGATCGCCGTCCGCGACCGCCTGGTGGCGATCGCCACGCCCCTGGCCGTCACCCTCATCAGCGCCATCGCCGGCGCCGCCGGCGCAACCTGGCTGAACGCGCGGGACCTTCGCCGCGACTTGGACCAGCACCGGGCCGAGACCGCGGCGAACATCGAAGCCGCCCGGCGCGACGCGGCGCGCGACCTGGCCAATGCCGTGGCCATGGCCCGGCGGGAGCATCAGGCGGTGGAGGAGCGACGGGCGGCCAACGATGCCGACCACACCGGGCAGCTGCGGGATCTGCGCGGCCTGGTCGACGGGCTGCGGACCGACGTGGCCGAGATCAAGACCATCCTGCGCCTGATGCTGCCGCCTGGCGCCCCGGTGCCGCGGCGGCAGGCCGATGATGGCGGGGGAGCAGAGGCGCGGGTGCTCGAGGCGCGGGTGGATTGAGGCCGCGCCGGCTTCCCAGTGGTGCTGAGAATGGTCTGCGCGGGCGAAAGCGGCAGGTGACCCCGGGAAGAATCACCTGCCGCCGCCGGGTTACAGTGCCCCAGGGTGCTCCCGCCTGGTGCTCGAACACCCTACTGCGACCGGATGAATCGGGCGTTACCTCGGCGTCGGTTTCGCGCGATCAGTTTAGGGTCGCTGTCAGCTGCTGGTCGATCCTCGCGCGGGCAAGGAGGATCAGATCCTCGGCCTCGAGCCGATCAAAGAATTCCGAGAGCACCGCTAGCTCTTTCAGCAGCGCCAACAGATAGGCTTGGTCGTCCTGCACCCCGCCAAGCTCTTCCTGTAGTGCGATGTCGAATTCCTCCATGACATCGGCCGTGTTGCTGGCAGGGAGTGCACTCGCCATCGCTTTCTCCGATGCGCCGGGATGCCGCGCTCACCCCACTATCGACCGGCCCGAGTTACGATTTCGGTAAGACGGTTCACGTTCCCAGCCGCGCGGCGCTTCGACGTGGGCGCCGCCGCCCTGGGGGTGATGCCGCGGCGGCAGGCGGATGACGGCGCCGGGCCCGAGGCGCGGGTGCTGGAAGCGTGGGTGGAATAGGCGCCCGGCGCCTACTCGTCGTCTTGCACCAGGTCCTCGATCCGGATGCGGAGGGCTTTCGCCAGCCGCGCTAGCAGCCGCACATCGCCGGTTCGGCTGCCGGCTTCGATCTGCGCCAGGTAGGGCTGCGAGATGCCGCCCGCCGTCGCCAGCGCAGCCTGCGTCAGGCCGCGATGCCGGCGCCAGAAGGCGAGAGGAGTCGCCGCGGCTAGGTAAGCGTCCAGCTCGGCCTCGCTCAACGTCTCCATGGCGCCACCGGAGACATCGCGCAGCACCACCGCGGCGCCGCGCAAGGAGACCGCCAC